CTGAGCACATGTTTATCGCAGTTTAACTCAGCTTGAGCTATAACAGAAGCTTCTTTATCTTGTTTGGTTTTTTTAAGATTGTTGATTAGAATCAACACAGTGCGGTTGGCATCACGAGACATTAGTGTGTCTGGATCCCAATATACGTCTAGCGTATCTTCTTTGGCCAACGGCAGCCATTCAGCTGACGCCCACAGTGGTAAAAGTAACAACAAAAAAACAAGCCGTTTCATTCTTTAGGATAATGAAAGTCTTTGTCTAGCCAGGCAGTGACTATCTCTTCTTGTCTGACATGTCCAAATCTAGTAAGACAATCAACTACACTATCGCTCAACAAGTTAAGATCAGCCAGATCATACCATGATGTTGTTTTTGGATCCATTGGTGCAATGTCCGATTTATACACCGCTGCATACAACCACGGATCATTTTCTTCTTTGAGAAAATATGCATCACGACAATCAAATCCATTGACTGCCAACATGTACATCAAGTTTATAATATTATGATTATAATAGCAACCACTGTGGCTGCGAGCTTGATATCTATTGTATGCATAATATGTAGATTGCGGAAATATCAACATCAGCATACCGTTCACATTCATTTGTTCATTCCATAACCCAAGGCTTTCCATTGGATTGGTAACGTACTGAAAGGTATCGTGACACCAAATAAAATCCACTGACCTAGGAATTATACGCCCTGCACTGTCAACATCTTCTTGGAATGTGTACACATTTGGTAGTTGCGCAACAGATTTATCAAAATTTGTTAAATTTTTATCAACTGAATAAACTGTGTAGTTTCTAGGCTCGGGAGGATCATCTCGGGTCATCAAGGTTGCCCACCATTGAGTATCAAATCCGCGACCGCTGCCAAAATCTGCTATAAACTTCAAGCTATCTAGAAAGCTATCGTAGCCATACAATACATTCAGAACCTGTAAACTATGAGCATGACTCTCTGCAGCATTTTTAAATGGTACCATTTGTTAACACCTCTATAATTACCTGTTCTTTTAATTGTTTAAGTCTGGGTTCAAGCTGATAGCATGCTTCGGCAATTTGTGTATCCGTGCCCCAACTACGTTGCGTAGCCAGCTGGTAGGCCCATTTACCGCAGGAATCTTTCAATAATTGTATACCAACTGCGTTGTGTTTGGGCCTGGCCTTTACACAAAGATTAAACTCATCCAGCAGTGTTGTTGCGCGAGCTTTCCAGTCTGTCATGAGATCACAATATCTTCCATTCCTGCTGTTCTAAGTCTAACCACATGCCCCAGCATAAAATTCTTGCTTTCCAGTCCCTTCATTACTCCTAGCCATTTGTTACGAACCAGTGCCACCTCATTGATAATGGTTTCAAAGTCAATCACTTCATCCTCGCCATCCACATACTTTTCAGCATCCCTGCTGCTCAGTACACGAGCATACCCCTCAAGATACTTTTGGAAATGCTTTCTACGAATCTTGCGTAACTGTATGTTCAAGTAGTTGAGAACAGCTTCAATTTCTTGTAATTGATTGAATCTGTGTTCAGTGAGCCCAGGTAGATTTGCTGCAGATCGTTCCACATTACCACGTATGGCTATTTCATTTTTGGCCGTATGGAGTTCGCCTTCGTAGTATGTAATAAAGGACGGAATCTCTCCAAGATCTGCAACTACTTTGTTATACCACACTGTTAGTCTTCGTAGTCAATGTCTTGTTCTTCGTCATCAAGATACTCGTCAATGCTGCGCTTGGTGTAGCCGTCTGTTCCACCAAATTCACGCAACTCTCGTTCGCTGAGTGAATCAGCCAACATGCTGGTCACAGTGTCACTGGCAGCCTGGCGTTCCTTTGGTGGAATATATTCTTTAAGAAGTGTGTAAGTTTCAATTAGTACTTCTATGTCAATACTCATGCTTCGGTTTCCTCTTCAACAGGCTGTTCAACTGTTGCTTTATGCGGGTAGGCAGTAAAATCAGCCATGGCCTTATCTAGGCTGCCGTCATCGTTGCGTTCCCAAGCTTTGCGGAATTGCTTAATAACAGTACCGTCTGCTAGTGTGTATTTAAGACTGTTGCCTTCTTTGGCCAACAACCCTTTTCCTTCAAATAAATCAACCAGTCCCGAATACGGATTCATACCTGTTTCGTACGGGATCTTGATTTGTACACTCTCAAACGGCTTGTTGTAACGTGTTTTCATGATCTTGCATGCAGCTCTGATGCCTTTTACTTCTGATATTTTGTTACCATCTTCATCTTCTTTGAGTTTGAGTTTGCGCATGGCAACCACAATACTACTTGCATAGATAAAGCCTTGACCACCGCTAATTTTATCATCTGGATCAAACATGTCTTGACTGGCATAGGTATGATTGGTACATACCAGACCAATGTTTAAACTACCAAACATGTTTACGCAGTTACGAACAAGACTTGTAAGTGCTTTAGGCTTACGACCCATGTCACCTTTCATTTCACCTGCTTCAAATTGGTTAACGTCTGTGGGGGTCAGCAACATGCCCAACGAATCAACTACAAACAACACTTTGGGGCGAGCTTCTTCTGGTAGGGCGCGATATTCTTTAACAAAGTCCGAAATCACTTTGGCCACATCGTCAATCATGGCCATGTTTAGTTTTAACAGTTTGTCTTCACCAGTTTCAACTCCAAGTGCATGCAGCCACTTTTCATCCAGTGCATTTTCACTATCAATCAGGATAGGATATATTCCTTGTTGCTGTGCATTTTTAATTAGGTTACCTGAACAGATAAAACTTTTGCCTGCTCCTGATTCCCCAGCAAACACAGTAACTTTGCCCATTGGGATTCCTCGAGTAAAGTCTCCCGAAATGAGATAGTTTAGGGCATAGTTGTTGGTACTGATCCAGTCTGTGGGATCGTTGAACCCAACACTAAGGCCGTCAATACTTTTGGTAATGGTCTTACGAAATTTTGATACGTCAAATGGTTTTGCCATGATTATTCTCCTTGTTATAATTTAAGATATGTTAGATAACCCGGGCGTACACAAAACGTGCAGAGGCCCGTGCCGTATTTTTTACTTGCTACGGTTTCTAATCATTGCGAGAATGTCTTCGGCCTTCTGACTTGATGGTTTGGCTGTTACTGCTGCTGTTGCCACTGGTGCATCATCATCTTCGTCTATGTCAAAGGGTGCCGAGGTTGGCGCAGGTGCAGGTGCTGCTGCCGGTGTTGCCTTGGCAGTTGATGTACCTCCGGTGTTTTCATCCCCACCTTTGCTTTGAAAACCGCTGGGCTTGTAGTACTGACTCCAACGATCTGGATCATACGCCTGTCCGTCAACGCTGGCTTCAAACATTTCTTTGAGCACTCTCAGTTCAACATCGCCTGGTTTCTTGGGCAAAAAATCAGCCAAGTTGTGAAGACCGTGTGTGTCAATTGCTGCTTGTTCTTGTGCAGTAATTGCAGTTTCTTTACGGCTCCATTTGCTAGTGCTGTAATCCGCATAGCCACCTTTTTGAGTCTTGGTAACAGTGAAGTCTAGTCCAGCAGTGTAATCTGTTGGCATGCTTTCAAGTTCAGGATCCATTAATGCTGCTTTGATCAAGTTGAAGATCTGTGGGCTAATAACAAAACGACGGATTGGATTCTCTGGAGTTTTGTCATCGCTCAGTGGATTCTCTTTTACAAAACCCTGGAACAAGTAGCTCTTTTTCTTCCAGTACTTACGACCCATTTCCTCAAGGCCAGGATCTTTGAACCAGGTACGTACTTCTGCCAAGATTGGGCAAGCTTCGCCGTACATCTCCACGCATGGCACTTGTACAATAACTGGCTTGCTGTCCGATTGTCCTTTAACGCCCGCAAATGGAAGTTTGATCATCAATCGTTCAACCCAGAAGAAGTCGTTCTTTGCATTTGCATCGGGTAAGAATCGGATTTTTGCACTGGTGCCTTCTGGAATGTTCCAGTGTGCATAGATGGCGTTGTCTCCGCCTTGTGATGAACCGCCTTGTGAACGATTCTCTTGCGCTTGTAGTTTTGCGCGAATTTCTGCTAATGAAGTTGCCATGATAGTTTCCTTTATATGTTAAGATGGTCTTTGTGTGCCTAGATACATAACTGCACCGTGCAATTATATAACAATACTATTTATGTTGTCAAACAAAATTAATTATTTTTTAGCCATACCTGATAGCCATTTTAGGGTAGCCAGCGCTTCGTTAACCACTGGTTCGTCCATGGTGGATGCGCCGTACGCTTGCGGTGCTGGTTCTGGCTGCGGTGGTGTAGGTTCAGTTGGTTGCATTTGAGCCTGCATCATTTGTACAATTTGGTTGGCTAGGGCCGTTTCACCATTGGTTGCCAACCATCCAGCAATGGTTCTACGTGCGTCTGCATCCGGACCTTGATTTTGGGCTAACTTTTGCAGTGCTTGAGACAAATCTTCGCTTTGCAAGAAGCTGATATCTTTGAGTGCAGCAATGGCGTCTGTTCCGTCAAATCCAACAGCAATTGGCAATTTTGTCAAGGCAATCAAATCATCTTCGTTGGTATCGTCAGCATCTTGGTCCCATGTTTCTTCCGTGATATCATTGGCCCATGATTCAAATTCGTTACTGCCTGCTGTGTTCATTTTTTGACGATGTTTGTAAGCTCGGTACACATACGGCAATGCTTCGGTAAATCTATCATCGTATATCTTTTTAACAAAACGTTCGCGCAATGCGTCTTGATCAACATCTTCGTCAGGTTCCTGTTGGATTCCCATCATGCTCATCAACATCTCATGCCCGTTACGTCCTTGAAAACGCTTGAGATGATCCTTGACTTCAGTGTATCGATGCATGGCTGCTTCTACCATGCCAGTTGTTTCAATGTCTTCAAATGTACGATTACGCATGCTGCGCACAAAGTGTCGCATGCTGGCCATTTCCTTGACCATTTCATTGATCATGTCGCTGCCTTCATCGCCAAAGCGACCGCCATGACGTAAATGATTGGCAATGGCACGGGCGCCATGCAGGTTGGTGTGATCCAACAAGAAACGCTCGCCAACTGGAGTTTCAACAAACACATGCTCAATTTGTCTAGTACGGGCACCGCGACGTTCTGGGTCAATTTGATCTTTGTGTTTAATGATCAACTTGTGTGTGCCTACATCTCCAAAACTGACTCTACGATTGTTACCAAGTCCATACAGTTTACTTTCAGCAATTGCTAGCTCATCTTTGTCGTAGGTACTGTCTGCTTGGCTTTGTTGTTTTAGATCTTTGAGGTCCAGGTTACTGCGATTGATATCTCTTGTGTCAAATGTCAGCATGTTTCTTCTTGCAAAATGTTTCATTGCACGTAAAAATGCAAACCATTCTTTTTGTTCATCTTCGGCCAGGCCTTGGCTGATATTTGAGCTGAAGTAAATTTTTAATGCATTTTCGTCAATCAGACTGATAGTAACGTTACCAAAATTTTTCCCGTTTGAGTCCACGTAATCAAAGTTAAAAAATCTAGCCTGCTCTGGATCAGTTACTGAGTTGGCTTTTTCGTCACCAATGTTGACTGAATCAAATCTAGCTCTGATTTTGTTAAACAATCCATCTGCAATTTTATTTAATTCTCTCATAGTGTATTATTTATGGTTAAATTTACCAAAGTAGGTATAACTGCTTAGACGCAGATGATTGGCTGGAATTTTATTTAGCATGCCGTGATATTGTCCTGCATGATTGAGCATTAAATATCCTGTGTTGATCTTGTACGGAAACGCATAACGCACCTGCTGCCCTTGGGCGTCATGGTAAAACACTGTGCCTAGATCAGCTGCCGCTTGAGTTAGGTAAACCTGCATGGCCATTAAGGGATTGTATTCACGCTCGGCGCCATCTTCGTGTATGCTACAATCAAATCCTTCGTAGTCTAGCCAGAAACTGCTCCAGCACTGCTGGTGTTCAAATACCACGTGGGCGGCAGCAGCAATTTGATCAATGGCATGATTATAATGTTGGTCAACTTGCTGCAGCAGATCACCATCGTTGACT